GGCTCCGCTGCTCGCTCCGGAGAGGACTTCGGAGACGCGATCGGCGCCACGATGGAATCGCTCGTCGGTCAGATCGCAGGGCAGTGGGGAGACCTCTTCCTCAAGCAGGGAATCGGGCTAATGTTCCTCGACCCTGTCGCCGGAGCCGGTCTCCTCGCAGCGGGCATCGGCCTGAAGGCTCTCTCCGGCTTCATGTCCGGAGGAGACACGACGACCGACACCGGCTCGACCGGAGCGAGCGGAGTCCAGCCGTCCGCAACCGCAGCGACTTCGGTCGCTCGACCGGAGTCTTCGTTCGGCTATTTTGAGGGAGGTCGCTCCCCCGTAACAATCGTCACCAACGACGCGGCTTCGATTCGGACGATGCAACATCGTCTCGACTTCGTCTCCGCTCGTGGCGGCTCCGGAGTCTAGCATGGCAATCACAGCGCAGGTCTTCGTTCCTTACTTCGCGTCTGCCTATCCGAGAGCCTACACGACGAACGTGCTCAAGGTTCAGTCGTCGGCTCCGGTCTCGACTTATTTCGTGCCGATCCAATTTCCCTCGACGGACCTCTTTTTCATTCGGAACGGAGTCGGAGTCGGCTCGCTCGCGAAGACGGTCGTCGACGCGCTCAACAATACCGCTGCGCCTGGCTTCCCTGCTGGCTTCGCGGCTGCGTTCGGAACCTGGACATTCACGACGACCTCGGCTGTCTCCTCGACCGGCTTCGCAGGCTCCCTCTCGAATAGTGTCGGAGCGAACTTCAAACTCCTCTTCTCGACCGCTCCGGACTTCGACTGGCGATGGCTCGGTCTCCCGATCGGAGCCGGTTCGACTCTCGGAGCGAGGCTGACGGCGACCTTCCCCGCAGGCTCGTGGTTCCCACAAGTTCGAGCCAACGACCTCGGAATGCTCCCCTCTCCGGCGCAGGTCTCCTATTCTCCTATGACCGCAGACGGCTCCGTCGCGGTCGTCGACATGAGCGGAGACCCTACTCTCCTGCCGCAGTGGTGGACCCTCTACCTCGACGGAACGCTCGGTGTTCACGGCGCAAGGATGCAACGCTATCGGACCGCGAAGCCGTCGTGGGCCGCAGCGATCGGAGTCGCGACCGACGCTCCCTTCTGCGCTCTCGACTATCCGAACGGCTGGTGGAGCTACGCGGTCCGAGGAACTCCGTTCGTCGTCGGAGACCAGGCGGCCAACGACGAGGTCGTCGGTCCTCTTCGGATTCATGCGAGCGGAGAGTGTCCGGAGGGAATGGACCCGATCCGAGGACTCCGCTCTCCGACGATCACACGAACCGCAGCGACCGGAGGACGACGAGACCTCAAACTCGCGTTCCTCTATGGAGCCTCCTAATGTCGACGGTCTCGAAGTCGCAACTCGCTCTCGTCGTCACCTTCGCCGGTCTCGGCAAGAAGGGAGGGCAGAGCATCTCTCCGCTCCCTCTCGCGACCTCCGGCGTCTCGCTCCAGCCTCCGGCAAGTTCGATCTTCGCGACACCGTATCTTGCGCTGGTCGCTCGCGACGGAGGCATCCCGATCATCGATGTCGCCAACTCCGGAGTCTCTCCGGTTCGAGGAGACCCGCAGCAGGGGAGCCTCTCGGTCGAGTTCGTCGTGCCGGACTCCGAGCCGGAGGTCGCAGAATACTTCGCTGCGAATCCGTCTCGACCGGTCTGCTATGCGCTCCAGAACTTCGGACCGACCGACACGCAGATCTTCGTCGAGTTCGACGCAGCGAACCTAACAGCGATCGGAATCGTCCCAGATTCGATCATCTACTGGGGCCGCGAAGCGTTCCGAGTCGAGAGCACAGCAACAGCCGGATACGGTCTCGGCTACATTACGGTGGTCGACAAAATCCCTGGTGGCTACCGGTCGACGATCGGAGCGGTCGGTCGAGAGGGTCACTTTGGAACCTACCTCGAAGACCACCTCGGAGAGGTCGACTCGCAGCGTCCTCCCTACAACGACTCTCGAATCTTCCTCTCGTCTCCGTTCCTCAAAGATCGCGAGGTCCTCGTCTACCAGACGAACGGAGTCGCGAAGGAGACCGTCCACTCCCGCTACTACCTCGAAGGAGCGATCTGGACCAACGACCAGACGAACCTCGAAGTGAGCGCACGCGATGTGCTAGCCGTCCTCGCGGACCAGCAGATCAACTCGGTCGTCGCCAACTACACGTTCGCAGACGGCACCGAAGGCTTCGCGAGGAACGGACTTACACCGCATCCTTCGTGGACGACCGACCTCGCGATCGCTTCGAGGGTCGAGCAGGCCGACGCTTCGCTCCTCTCCGGCTCGTGTCTCGGAGGACTCCTCGCGATCGGAGAGGTCGTCGTCTGGACTGCGCTCGTGAGTTGGAACGTGTTCGACCTGGACAACTACGGTGGAGGCTGGCTCTTCCTCGGCTCCTCCGAGCGACTCGTCGCTCTGAACGGAGGTCCGGTTCCAGATGCGGTCTCGGTCTCCGGAGGAGTCTTCGAGGTCCTCTCGACCAATCCGGACTTCTATTCTCCGAACTTCCTCGGAGAGTCGTCGTCGCCATACTATTCGACGACGCTCGGCACCGAAGCCGTCCACCCGCTCGACCTCCTCCGCTGCCACCTCGGCACGCTCGACTCGAACCTTCCTCGAACCTGGAAGACGAGGATGCCGTCATCGTTCATCGACGACGCTTCGATCGTCCTCCTCCGCGACACGGTGTATCGTGACTGGACGTGGAAAGGAGTTCTCCAGATCTGCGACGGCTCCTCCGAGGGTCTCCTCGAATGGCTGACTCGGAAGTTCGTTCGACCGCTCGGAGCGAGTTTCACCGTCGACGACTCCGGTCGCGTGACCGTCCGGTCTCTCTTCGACACAGCCGACACGACGCTTCCGACGATCGGAGACGAAGCCGTCCTCGTCGGTCGAGGAGTCTCCTTCGACCTCGAAGTCGGAGTCGATGCGATTCGAGCGACCTCGGCTGTCCTGGTCGACGGCTCGACGACCGTGACCGTCTTCGGAACCGGAGCCTATCTGTCGAGTTTCGGAATCACACGGCAGACGCAGGTCGTCGACCTCGAAGCCGAAGGTCTCCTCTCGGTCGTCGAGTTCGTCGACGTAACGCAGGCTGTGATCCAGAGATACGCGGAGCGGCTCGCTCGCATCTCGGCTCTCTTCCGTCTTCGAGCTCAGACGGTTCAACTCTCGGTGCTTATGTCCGCCGGAGCGCAGGCAGGACAATACCGGCTTATGCAGATTCGAGGACTCCGCGAGCCGCAGACCGGACTCGTCTCCGCGACTCCGTCGACGAGGCTCGGCTATGTGACGGCTGTCGACAACGACCCTCGAACCGGAGTCGCGAAGATCACAGCGATTCTCTACCCAGCGAAGACGAACCGCATCGGTGCCTCCGCTCTCGTCGTCTCGGCAGCGGACTCGGAGAACCTCGTCGTTGAGCTCGTGCACTACATCGAGCCGCTCGACGCTTCCGGAAACTATCTCTATGGACCATCGACCGACTCCGTCGTCAAGAGAGACTCCGCGACCTTCGCGGTCGGAGACGAAGTCGTCGTCCGAGACCTCCACCTCGACCTCGTGACCGACCCTTCGACGGTCGTCTCCGCAGCCGGAGCGAACATCGTCGTCAGTCCGCTCTCCGCGATCGGAGGAGGACCCTATGTGCCGATCGCAGGCGACGTGGTAACCTTCGCGGACAAGGAGGACTGGAAGGTCAACGACCCGTCCTCGTATGCGTTTTTTGGTCTCGACACCTTCGGAATCTGAATGGCCGCTCCGCAAGACTTCATCTCGGTCTCCTCCTCCGCGACCGACCCTTCGACCGCAGGCCAGCACTCGCAGGTCTCGACGGCTCTCCTCCAGAGGCTCCGGCAGAACAACCGGTATCTCATCGAGTGGCGAGGACCGACTCTCTCCTTCACCTGGCCGCTCGACGAGACGAACGAAGACGGACTCGACTCGTTTGTTCCTCGGCTCGCGTTCGCGACTTGGGCCTGCTTCGGTCCGTTCCGCTACTATGTGCCGGACCTCGGAAGCGGAGACCACACGATCCGGAAGGTCGATGTCCGGCTCGCAGGAAAGGTCTTCACCTTGCCGGTTCGAGTCGTCGCGTTCTCGCTTCAAGGGAACCGAGGACAGGCTCCGACTCCGGCGGTCCTCGACGCGAACGCGACGACGATCGGAGTTGGCGGCGTGAAGGTTACTCTCTCCGGAGTCGAGGTTCGAGGCGGCTGGAACGACATTTTTATTGCGCTCGAATCCGACGCCGGATGGAGTTCGCAGCAGTGGACGGACCAATGGTGGATCTCTCCGGAGCCTTATCCGATCGTGCGGTCGAACCTCGGAGACCTGTCTATCTCTTGCGCTCCCCTCTCGAACGGCAACGTGCCCTTCGTCGCTCTCCGCTTTGCCACGCGGATGCCAGGCAATCACCCGATCGGAGGAGACGAGTTCTTGAGCGGAACTCCGTTCACGGTAGCCTACTCTCAGATCGATGCGATCGGTGGAAACTGCGCCGGAGCCTACCTCGCGGAAGTGACGACTCCGGAGCAGATACCGACTGGCGCACCGACGGGCGCAGGCTATCTCGGTTCCCTCTTCTGGGCAGAACTCGGAGTCCTCGAACTCCGCTCGCTTTCAATCAGCCCCTACTCGGAGCATCCGGACCGAGTGAACGACCCGATGCTTCGGTGGTTCCAAGTCCTCGGCTCGAACGTGGCGGATGTCTTCTGGCAAGGCTCGCGGCTCGTCGACCTCCGGCACACGCAGGTCGGTCGAGCTCACGCGCTCCAGACGGGGGAGCAGTATGCCGGATGCTGGCGCATCCTCACCTTCTCGGACATCTCGACGGTCGAGGAGGGTCGAGAGGTCGCTCTCTCCGTTCTCGAAGAGGAGCCGACCGAGGACTTTGGCGATGTCGGAATCGAGGTCTCGATGCCGTTGCTAATCCTCGCTCCCTTCCGTGGTCGACCGGACGGCTGGCAAGCCGCAGGGAACTTCCTCGACCTCACTGTCGAACTCTACAACGTGACGACTGCGACGGTCGTCGAGCAGCGCATCGTTACCCTGCCGAACTCTCCGCGAGTCGTCCAGGCAGGAACGGCCGTGAACGCTCCTTCGGTCTTCTACTGGCTTCACAAAATGTGGGAGGAGACGCGAGACGCGAACTGGCACGTCCTCGCTCCGAACGGGCAACCGTGGAGCCACGACGGAACGCTCGGTCTTGCCGATGTCTCGACCGCAATCTCTCCGGTCACGACCTTCCTCTCGGTCGCTTCGGAGAAGTGGAAGACGATTCGGCAGAGCGGAGACCTCTACTGCGTCCGGACTCGCTTCGAGGATAACACGGCAGGGAACTCCGGAGCGATCGTCGCTCTCGGACCTCTCTCCGCTCGCCTTTCGTGGGGCAGACGATGAGTGGACCGACTGCTAAGATGCGCGTCATCGACCTCGGCACCGTCGAGTTTGCAGACCTCTTCCTCGCGACCTCCGTCGTCGACCTCGCGGAGACGCAGAACGCAACCTACAAGGATTCGAGGTCCGTCCTCCTCTCCTTCGTCGAGACCTCCGGCTCCGGTTGGGAGGTCTTCGGAGGAACGGTCGACTGGATTCGAGTCGCGGTCGACATTCCGGAAGGCATCGACCGAATCCTGCTCACGACGAGAGGAACGGATTGCAAACTCGTCCTCCTCGACGACACGGCCGGAGCGACGATGTCGACACACGGGCACGCCGCGACCGAGGACACGGTGACCTCCACTTACACGCTCCCCTCGACCGGACTCCGAGAGTTTTCGATTCAGGTCGACACGTCTGGCTTCGTCCGGTTCGCGACCTTCGAGTGGGATTCGACTTTGCTTCCCTAGTCCGAATCGTGTAGAGCCGTCCGAGACCGAACCGAGGAGACTTCTATGGCAAGCGTGACTCCGACCTCCGCAGGCATCGTCAACATCCCTGGGCCGCTCACCCGCCACCAGAGCGGAGCGATCTTCACCTACGCAGGAACGGCTGGCACCGCAGCCTCTCCGACCTCCGTCGACTGGACGCAGTTCTCGGCTAACGCCGGAGGAACTCGCGTGACCGTCGACCTCTCGACCTTCGCGGTCTCTTCGTTCCAGATCTGGAACCTCGACGCGAGCTCAGCGATCTTCGTCTCCGTCGACCTCGAAGACGCGACGACTCCGGAAGGCTCTCCGATTCCTGCGCTGAACGGCTTCCAGTTCGATCATCCCTCCGCGAGCCTCTCGGTCGACATTTGGTCTGCTGCCGGAGGAGAAGCGTTCTCGGTCCGAGCGTTCGCGACCTCGACGGTCGTGCCATGATGCGGTCGCTCCTCGCGTTCGGCAACGGAGCCGGAGGAAGTTCCTTCCCTGGTAGTCCGGTTGCCGGAGTCTACTACGCCACCGATGAGACGCTCGATGCGGTTTGCGCTGCGGTCGTCTCGACTCCGTCCTCGCTAGTTTACAACATGAGTCAGAATGTTGCTTGGGTCTCGACCGGAGCGAACATGTTTCTGCTCTATGCCACGCCTGCGGACTTCGCTTCGCTCCCGTTGCCGACGACCTCCGGCGGCGTAACCTACGATGTGCCGGTCCTCTCGACTGGTAGCGACGAGTCGACCGGTTTTGTATCCTACTTCGACGGAACCGACTGGATCAGCACCGGCCAACCGTAAGGTCTCACAATGTTCGACTCCGTCCTCGCTCACTTCGTCCGTCAACTCGGCTCCGCTCGCTTCTCGCTCGACCGCTCGACTCTCGTCGTCCGGTTCGCAGGTCGTCCTGCCGTCCGAGTCTCGCTCTCCTCCGAGGAAGCGACCTCGCTCGTGAAGGCTGCGAGAGACCTCGCGAACACGGTCGAGGCTACCTTCCCACCAGAGAAGCCGTCGCCACCCGTTCTTGCCACCGCAGCGCAAACGCCAGAGGCTCCCCCGTCGACGACTCCGGCTTCCGAGTCGAAACCGGTCGTCCTGCGACGGAACTCCTCCAAGAAGTAACCTCCGGAGGAACGATGTCAGACGCACGAGTCCGTTACAACTCGAAGCAGGCCGGAGTTCTCTGGACGACCGACGACCTTCCGGCTCCGCTCTCCTCTTTGTTTCCTTCGACGGTCGACTTCGCGGAAGCGGTCGCGGCTCTTCAGTCGGAGCGAGGACTCGTCGCAGACGGCAAACTCGGACCGACGACGCTCGCGGCTCTCTCCGCTCCGAAGTCGAAGCCGACTCCGTCGACGACCGGAGTCTCTACCGTCGACGCTCTCGTCTCGGTCGCTCTCGCGGAAGCCGCAGCCGAGGTTCGCGAAGTCGGAGGTCCGAACCGAGGTCTTCGCGTCGAAGAGTTCCAGAGGTCGGTCGGTCTTCGACCAGGCGACCCGTGGTGCGCTGCATTCGTCGCGTGGTGCGCGATGACCTCGCGAGGTCTCTCGGCTCCCCCGTCTTGGTGTAGCGGCTCCGCGATCACAACTTGGCAGAAGGGCTCTCGGAAGACCGGTCCTGCCGGAGCCTGCACTCCTCTCTTCGTCGACTATCGCGACCGAGTCCGAGTCGGCTGGATCTGGGTCCGAGCCAAAGACGAAGCCGGAGCCGCAGACGCTCGTCGAGGGAACTGGGTGCAGGGTCACATCGGAATCGTTGTCGCGGTCGACGAGGTCGGCTTCCATACGGTCGAAGGCAACACGAACTCGGCAGGGAGCCGCGACGGAGACGGCGTGTATCGCAAGACGCACCGCTGGACCGACTCGCACGACCTCGCTCGGACCGTGGGCTGGTTCGACTCTTCTCGCATCTAGAGGTCCTCGTGTTCAAGTTCACACCGTCGAAGAGTCGTCTCAACTTCAGTCTAGCCGGAGGAGCCGTCCTCGGAGCCGCTATTCCGATCGTCGCGATCGCAGCGACCGGAGGACTCGCGGCTGTGCCGATCGCGATGTGGGTCGCTCTCGGCTCGGTCGTCTCCGGACTCCTCGCAGGGAATGTCGAACTCAAGACTCCGGTCGAACTCGCTCTCGACAAAGACGCAGCGAAGACGGACTCCGACCATGACTGAACCGCTCGAAGTCGCGGTCTCGAATAGCACGATCGGACTTCCGACCGCTTGGCGTATCGTGACCGTGATCGGCTCCGTCGCGTCGACGGTCGTCCTCGTCTGCTTCGGAGTCGCGTTCGACCTGGTCCGAGAGGAGTGGAAGGAACTCCGAGTCGAGGTCCGAGAGATGCGCCACCGGCTCGACTCGATGCCGGACGGAGAGACTCTGAACCGGCTCTCGGACGATGTGCAGGACCTCGACCGAAGAGTCGACCGGCTCGAAGGGCAGGTCAATCGGTGGGATGAGTAGCACTCGGACTCCGCTCGACACTTCGGTCGAGGGAGTGCGAATCCAAGAGACCGGACTTTCGGCTCCCCCCAAAATGTCATTCTCTTGGAACTTCGTCTCGACACTTCCGTCGAGGAAGTGAAGTCCAAGAGAACCGACTTTCGGCTCCCCCCAAAAGACGACTCTCTTGGAACTCCGACTCGACACTTCCGTCGAGGAAGTGCCAACCCAAGAACGGTCGACTTTCGCTCCCCCCAAAATGTCATTCTCTTGGAAGTCCGGTCGACACTTCCGTCGAGGAACTACATTCCAAGAGAGTCGACTTTCGGCTCCCCCCAAAACCTCGGTCTCTTGGAAGTCGTCGGTCTGAGCTCGGAGTCGACTTCGATTCGGCTTGCGCAAGAACCGTCCAGTCAGTATCCTTCGAGGACCTCGGAGCGGCTCCCCCTCGCTCCTTCTCGAAGGACAACGATGCAGCAGATTCTTCGTGCGCCCGTTCCTCTCCTCGAACTGACAGGAGACCTCGGTCTCCGCTTCTTCTTCCATATGCTCGAAGCGAGCGGAGTCGAAGACGCACGAGGCATCGCGAAGTGCGCTCGACAGACGCTCTCTCGAATGGCGAGTCCGTCGAAGGAGTCGGAGGTCTTGGAGCAACTACAAGATCGCTGGTACAGGTCGCTCGCGACCGGCTCTCCGGACTATGGAGTGTATGCGGCTCCGGAGTATCTGGTGAACGCCTGGACTTGCTGGATTGGCTATTCGAGGAAGTATCTTCTCGGAATGAAGAGTCCGAAGGCTCTCGCTCCCTGGGGCATAGCCGGTCGACTCGAAGCCGGAGCGAAGATCGTCGACCTCGGTTGCGGCATCGGAATCACAACTGCGGCTCTCGTCGAACTCTTCCCACGAGCGAAGGTCGTCGGAACGAACCTTCCGGACACGCTTCAGACGAAGATCGCGAGGAACCTCGGTCGAGCCTATGGCTTCGACATAGTCTCCGGCTCCCCTGCGATTCGAGGAGCGACGGACCTCGTCTTCGCATCCGAATACTTCGAGCACTTCGAAGCTCCAGTCGACCATCTTCGCGAGGTCCTCCGCGACCTTCGACCGAAGCGGCTGATCGTCGCGAATGCGTTCACCGCGAAGTCGACCGGCCACTTCGACCGCTACTCGGTCGACGGCTCCCTCGTCGACGGGCGCACGACTTCGAGACTCTTCGGTCAAGAACTTCGGTCCTCCGGCTACAAGAAGTTGTCGACGAACCTCTGGAACAACCGACCCTCCGTCTGGGACCTCGTCGAGAGGTAGCCTGCCAACTGCAAAGGAAGAAATGAACACTCCGCATTTTCTCGGACCGACCGTCCTCTTCAAGAGCGTCGACTCGCTCCTCCCCTACGCGAGGAACGCTCGAACGCACTCCGCAGGCCAGGTCGCTCAACTCGCGGCTTCTATCCTCGAATGGGGCTGGACGAATCCCATCCTTGCAGACGACCGAGGTATCGTCGCCGGACACGGTCGAATCGCAGCCGCTCGGCTCCTCTATGCCGAAGGCAAGGTCCTCCGGCTTCCGAACGGAGAGCCGGTTCCTGTCGGACAGGTGCCCGTCCTCGACGTGTCTGGCTGGCCGGAGTCGAAGCGTCGAGCCTATGTCCTAGCCGACAACAAGATCGCTCTCTCCGCGTCGTGGGATTCGACGATGCTCGCGGAGGAACTTCGAGCGTTGCAGGAGGACGACTTCGACCTCGGTCTCGCAGGCTTCTCCGACGAGGAAGCGTCGAAGGTCCTCTCCGGAATGAAGGTCGACGAGCCGACCTTCCTCGACTCCTTCTCTCTCGACTCCGACGAGTCGAGTTCGTCGAAGGAACCGACGAAGCCGGAGCCGAACATCTACCAGGCGAAGATCATCTCTCCGGTCTACCAGATTACAGGGGAGAAGCCGGTCCTCTCTGAGCTCTATGACCACACGAGGACGAAGGAACTCCTCGACGAGATTCGAGCCGCGAACCTTCCTCCGGACATGGCGCACTTCTTGGAGAGCGCAGCGGAGCGGCACACGGAGTTCGACTTCTCGAAGATCGCGGAGTTCTATGCACACGCGGAGGCTCCGCTCCAGCGACTCTTCGAGCGGTCGGTCCTCGTCATCATCGACGCAGACCAGGCAATCGAGAGAGGCTTCCTCCGTCTGAACCAGAGGCT